AAAATGTCCTAATTGTAATAAAGAAATGTCTAAATGTTCATGTGATGAAAAACATTTAGAGGAAACTAAACCATCAGCTGGTCTTTCTAAAGAAAAGAAAAGTGAAGTTGTAAAAAAGGCTAAAAAAGGTGGTGATATTGGTAAAAAAGGTAAAGGATTTGAAAAAATTGCAGATAAAGCAGCAAAAAAATATGGTAGTAAAGAGGCTGGTGAAAAAGTTGCGGCAGCGTCAATGTGGAAAAATATACAAAGAGAGGGTAAGGATATAAAAAATTGGGTAAAAGGTTTGGTGGAGAATAAAGAATTTCATAGTTTTACGTCTAAAAACGAAATTATGGAACTTATCCAAACTAAACTTACAGAATCTGCAACTATGGTTCAACAAGGTCCTAAAGTTAAAAAAGGACATAATGGTATTCCTGAGTTTATGACTTATGATGCTATTACAGATGCGGAACCAAAAACTGCGCCAAGTAAACCTGCACCATCAACTAAACCAGGTACAAAACCAACTCCAACAAGAAGAGAAGATCCAAGAAAAACTCCTTTTCAACCTGGACCGGGTCCAAACCCTAAACCAAAAGCTAAAATTGCTGAGGAGAAAAAAAAGTAAGTAAAAATGAAATTTACTAAGAAAAAACTGTTATCTTTGATTGAGAACCAAAACTTACAAGAAATGCCAATGGATTTTGACAGTCAAGATAGACCTGATCAAGGTGTACAAGACAAATTAGCTTCAGGTGAAACACCTTTGAAGAAAATACCTTTCCCTGAAACTGGAGATGAACCTAACAAGAATTTCCAAGAACTTTTAGCATCAGAAAGATACAAACAGGTTGTTGCGAAAATGAGACAATATACCGGTGCAAATACTCCTATGAGGGGTACACAAGGTTTAAGTCCATTGATGCAACAAATGATGAGTGCTCATAATCAAATTTTACAATTTGAACAAAACCATAGAAGAGAATTAGAAGCTCTAGCGGTTGAATTAGTAATGAAGGAATTAGGTATTCCTGAAGGATCAGTTCAATATGATGCGAGAATTATCGGTATGGGTGAGTTTAATCCAGAAGATTTCAACCACGATCAAGAAGGTGGCGAGGAACAAGGTGGAGAAGAAGGTGGGGAACAAGAAATGGATTTCGGTAATGAAGTAGAAATTGTTAATGATATTGAAAAACTTGATTTAGAGAAAGCTAAAAGAAGATTTATTAATACAATTATACAAGGTGCTTCTAAGAGAGGACATTACATGTATCATTACGTTGAGGATAGAGTTAGACAAATTATAGGTAATGATAGAATTATTGCACTTTATGGTATTATGATGTCTGTAAACGATGCCTTATATTGGCAATTACCTGATGAAACAATGAAATCAATGGGTCAATCAGGTAGTATTGCTGGTAGAGAAGATGTTGATAGACAAACAGATCCTCCTACCGTTAAAGCAAGAGCAGTAAATTTCCCTGTTTTAATTCACGAATTAATTAAAGGAACCTTAGAGTTAATTGCATTACATGGTAGAAATAGAGATGAAGAAGGTAATGAAGAAGATTTTACAGATATTGAAAATAGTGAAGATACATTAGAAAAGGAAATGTGGGATTTACGTTTAGGACCTGCAATATGGGACAGAATTAGATCCAAATTCCCTGAAGATGTTTTAACAGACGAAACAAAAGGAATTATTCAATTAATCGTATTCCAACATATATTCCAAAAACCAGCAAAAGAGTTTTTGGTGTTTATGAAAGAAGTTGTTTCTAATTCAGATAATGGGAAACGTTTAATGGAAACATTAGTACGAGCTATTGAACAAGATATAAACAATTACGATTACGAACAAACAATGGAGGAGTTTGATGAAGATTTAACAGATCTTTCAAATGAAACCAATAACGATGATTTGAAAAACTTTATATCGGGTATTCCTGGTATTTCTTTATCAAACGATAATGATGACGAAGATGATGATGATTTATTTAGAGAATTAGGTTTAGATAGACCAACAAAATAGTAAAAGGGAGTTTAACTCCCTTTTTTTGTATTTATATGTATATGAATACAAGGACACAACAATTAATGGAGTATGCAAAGATCATCAAAGATACACCTTATGCGTTAAGAACATACCTCCAAACATACGATAATACTCAGAAGAAGTATGTACCGATGGATCTATTTGAAGACCAAATTCAATTGATCAAGGACTACGAAGATTACAACGAAAATATAACAAGAAAATATAGACAGGCGGGAGTTACAACAGTAACTGCAGCGTGGTTATCTAAGAAATTACAACTTGCTAAACCTGAAAACCCTGAGAGAGTTCTTCTTATTGCAAACAAACGTGATACTGCAGTGGAGATGGCTAACAAAATTAGACATTTCTTAGAACAATGGCCTGAATGGATTAATGTTGGTTTTTCACAGGATAAAAATTCAGAAAGTAGATTTAAATTAAATAATGGTTGTGAAGTTAAAGCGGTTGCAACATCTGCGGATGCCTTACGTGGTTATACACCTACCATACTTGTATTTGATGAGGCGGCACATATTGAAGCGGGTGAGGATTTTTGGGCTGCGTCTATGGCGTCGTTATCAACAGGTGGTAAGATTATTCTTATCTCAACTCCAAATGGTTATGACCCTATCTATTATGGCGTTTACGACCAAGCTTTACGTGGTATTAATGATTTCCATATTACAGATTTAAGATGGTTTAAAGACCCTCGTTATACTAAAGATTTACGTTGGGTTAAGTGTCAAGATATTTGTCATTATATGTTAAACAGAGAACAATATAATGATGACGAATGTGTTCTTCATGATTTTGATATTAAAGAATATAACAAACTATTAGAAGATGGTTATAAACCATTTTCATCTTGGTTTGAATCAATGTCTAAGAAATTTAAATATGATAGACGTAAGATTGCACAGGAGTTGGAATGTGACTTTTTAGGTTCAGGAGATGGAGTTATTCCTGGTGATATTCAGGAGAACATTGCTAAAAATATGATTAGAGAACCTATTGAAAAGTACATGCAGGCGACATTTTGGCAATGGAAAGAACCAATCATAGGTCATCGTTATATTATGGGTGTGGATGTTAGTAGAGGAGATAGTGAAGATTTTTCCGCAATTTCAATTATTGATTTTGATGATAGAGAACAAGTTGCGGAATATGTGGGTAAAATACCTCCTGATGATTTGGCTGCAGTTGCATATAAATGGGCAATCTTATATGGTAATGCATTTATTGTTACGGATATTACCGGTGGTATGGGAGTTGCAACATCAAGAAAATTACAAGAATTAAATTATAAAAATTTATATATCGAAGGTATTAATACTCAAAACATTTGGGAGTATAATTCTAAAGCAATGGAAAAAATACCTGGTTTGAATTTTAATAACAAAAGAACTCAGATTGTTGCCGCATTTGAAGAACAATTAAGAAAAGGTTTTATTGTTAGGTCTGCAAGATTACTAAATGAACTTAATACGTTTGTTTATATGAATGGTAGACCCGATCACATGAAGGGTGCGCATGATGATGCAATTATGAGTATGTCAATGGCACTATATGCTGCAGATGTTTCATTTAATATGTTACAGAAAAATGAAAATGCAAATAAGGCGATGTTAGAGTCTTGGACAATGAGTGAAAGATCATATGAAACCAATAAGTCATTTTATTCTTATGGAACCGCATTTGATCAAATAGGATCTATGGGTACGGATAATAATCAATTATATCATTCAAGTAATCCAATGAATGTACCAAGACAAGCATATCAAGAATATAGTTGGTTATTTGGTGGAAATGGACGTAGATAACCTTTCTTATCCTAAAAAATTATACTATATTATAAAGAAAAGTATTTATATTAATGGCAAATCAAAATTTAACCGTCTTTCAGAAATTAACCAAAATGTTTGGTTATCCTGGAAAAGTTCAAGATACACAGGCACCTACGTTTAGTTTTAATAAGAATGAATTATTAAAAACTGATAGTAAAGAAGAATTTGAAAAAGCAATGTTGCAGGCTCAACAAAGTCAGTATATTGCAGATAAATGGACCAAATTAGATCAATCATTATATAACCAATCGGTTTATTACGAACCAAGCAGAATGGCGGCATATTATGATTATGAATCAATGGAGTTTACACCTGAGATTTCTGCTGCATTAGATATATACGCTGAAGAATCTACTACAATGTCAGAGAAAGGTCAAATATTGACAATTTATTCTGAATCAGATAGAATTAGAGGAATATTAGAAGATCTATTTAAAAATAGATTAGATATTAATACAAACTTACAAATGTGGACTAGAGGTCTTTGTAAGTATGGAGATAACTTTGTTTATTTAAAATTAGATCCTGAAAAAGGTATTGTTGGATGTCAACAATTACCTAATATCGAAGTTGAAAGAATTGAAGGTGCATCATCTAAAATGGCTAATCAACTTAGAGATAGTAAAATACCATCAAGAGAATTACGTTTCCAATGGAAGAATAAAGATATGGAATTCCAAGCATGGGAAGTTGCTCACTTTAGATTATTAGGTGACGATAGAAAACTTCCATATGGTACTTCTATGTTAGATAAAATTAGACGTATTTGGAAACAACTTTTACTTGCTGAAGATGCAATGTTAATTTATAGAACTTCAAGGGCACCTGAAAGACGTGTATTCAAAGTATTCGTTGGTAATATGGATGATAAGGATATTGAATCTTATGTACAACGTGTAGCAAACAAATTTAAAAGACAACAAGTTGCAGATCCAAATAATGGTAATGTTGATATGAGATATAATCAAATGGCAGTGGATCAGGATTATTTTATTCCTGTTCGTGATCCGGCACAAAGTAGTCCTATCGAAACTTTACCGGGTGCACAAAATTTAGGTGAGATTGCGGATATTGAATATATTCAAAAGAAAATGTTGGCAGCACTTCGTATCCCTAAGGCTTTCTTAGGATTTGAAGAAGTTGTTGGTGAAGGTAAGTCATTGGCATTAATGGATATTCGTTTCGCAAGAACGATTAATAGAATTCAAAAATCAGTTATTCAAGAATTAAATAAAATTGCTTTAATTCAATTATACCTTTTGGGTATGGAAGATGAATTAAATAATTTTGAATTGTCTTTAACTAACCCATCTGCACAATCTGATTTATTACGTATTGAAACTTGGAAAGAGAAAATTACATTATACAAGGATGCAACATCGGATCAATCACAAGTGGGTATTCTACCAGTATCTCATACATGGGCTAAGAAAAATATCCTTGGATTTAGTGATTCTGAAGTTATGTTAGATTTACAACAACAACGTTTAGAACGTGCATTAGGATTTGAATTAACAAATACTCAAAATGTAATTAAACGTTCAGGAGTATTTGATGAAGTGGATGCTAAATATGGTATTCCTGAAGAAGAGAGAGAAAAGGCAATGGCAAATGCATCACCTGAGGGTGGTGAGGCTATGGGTGGTGGAATGTCAATGGGTGGCGCAGAACCACCAGCGGCACCTGCAGGAGGTGGTGGAGCAGGAGGAGGTGAAGAACCTTTAAGTGAATCTACACTATCGAAAAAATCTAAAAAATCAAAGATATTAGGAATGTTGGGTGAAGAAAACGAAGATTTTAATATTCTATTCGACATGGAAAAGGCACAACAGAATATTTATGAAATAGAGACTAAAATAAATGACATTTTAAACGATTAAAAATGAACAAATTCGGTATTATAAAAACCAAATTATTAAATAAATTAACAGAATCATATGCTCAAGAAAATAAAGCAGAGATTAAAAATATTTTAACAACAATTAAAGAAAACAAAGATTTCAAAGAAATGTATTTGTTTTACGAAGAAATTGAAAATAAATTCATTGAAGACAAAGAAGTTGCTAAATTATACGTTGAGGGTTTAAGTACATATTTTGGTCAACCAATGGGAAATTGGGGTAATTTAAATTTATTTTGTGAATCTTTAAACAAAAAATTAGGAGATGAAGAAATAACAACAAATGATTTATA